GCCGGGGAGCAGCTCTTTCAATAGTTGTGCGCGTGAAATAGCCATTTATGTTCCCCTATTACAGTCCGGTTGGGTTGTAGTAGGCATGACCACCAAGGAAAGTAGAACCTGTGATGTTCGGCATATTGAACTTCACGATTGCTTCCGGGTAGTAAACAGTGCCACTATAAGAAAATGCCGTATCCGGCACCAGATCAACAATACGGATCGGCAAAGAAGCCGTCACATCTGCCGAACTCAACAAAATAGCTTGCTGAGAATCGTTGCTTGTGGTGTTAAGCGTGTTAGCCACCAAAGCTGCATTGTTGTTGATGTTGCTATAAGTCAGCCCCGTGGATGTCGAAACAACCGTGGTGCCGGTAACTACAGCGACTTGGAATAACTGATCTGGATCTTCGCAAACAAAGGCGGTGATAAAGGTGTTTGCCTTTACCGAGGTGCCGCTAATCCATGCTTGCGAGAACGTGGGTTGTCCGGTTACAGACGAAACAAACTGACAGCCTAGAAAGACGCCAGCAAAGCCTGTTGCAGGTGCAGCCGTTGTCGAAGTCGAAACCGCGATGGTGCCGTCATTAACAAAAATAACGGGGTCACCGAAACCAATGCTAGAAGCACCGGATGCGATACGACGTTGACGAGTAGCACCGGCAAAGACCTGACCGCCAATCAGATTGATTGGTTTCAAGCCATAAGGCTTGTCAATAGTCGGGTAAGCCATTTAAGTTACTCCTTGGATTGTTGATTACCGCGTCCAAATGAAACCGAGGTTTTGCGCTCTGAAAACAGAGGCATTCTTGGGTCATTTTCGCGCATGAAGTTGTTGTCTACAGAACGCATTTGCGCATCGGCCTGCTGTTGGTAATAAGCATTCCGCTGCTCAACAAATTCTGTCGGTGTTTTACAAAGCATTAAACCACCCACCACGATATTGTCTTTGAATCGAGCATTATCGGTTTCTAGATAACCAGAAATCTCAGGATGATCTACAGCTTTAACAGGTTCCCACCCCTCACGCAGTTTGGTTGACACGTTACGTGGATCTGATTGACCCATCATGGAAACACGAATCCAGCGATATTTATACCCCGGCTCAGGTGCAGGGTCCGGCAGTAACGTGGGAGGTGCCCAGCTACGAGGACGCTCAACTTTGTCGCGGGTATTCAATTCTCTGTTTGTACGATTCTCAGCCATTTTGTGCCATTCCTTCCGCCACTTTTCGGGCATACAGTTCAAGAGGGATCTTTAACTTCTTAGCTAGTGCAACCTGAGTTTGTGTCAACGTGATTTTCTTTGGCGCAACGTTTCGACTTGCTGGGGCTACAACATTACTGCTCGTCCGTTTAGGTTTCTCCTCTGATTTCTCTGTTACATCAGAAAAGTTTTCGGGGAATACCTGACGTAAACGTTTGTTTACGCGTTCATAATAATCGTCGCTCCGTGGATCGACGCCTTCTTTGACCAATTTTTGGTGCAGCCCTAGCGCAAAGCTGGTCATCTCTTCGTCTTGTCCAAACCACTGATTTTTTTCCTGCCACGCAAGTGCTTTGGGATCTGAAGGCGCTGGAGCGGATTCGGGATTTATTTTTACATCGTTTTGTGTTGTTTGTAAAGCAGGTGTTTCTTTAGGTGGCGCAGTAACTTTGTAATTTGCCAACCGATCAGCTTTTATTTTTGCAGCCGTTAATGCTTCTTGCGCCGCAACAACCTGCTCTGCATCAAACGATTCATAGGCTTCTTTATATTTACGCTTGGCTTCTTCAAGCTCCAAAGCTGCTGCACGTTTGGCCTGTTCTACAAGCGCAGTAGTGTTTTCATGCACAGAACCTTTGAGTTTGTTGTTTTCATCAATGATTTTTTGTGCAAACTTCAGCGCTTCTTCTTTTTCACGTAGCGCAGCTTCTTTTGCTCGACGCTCGTCGTGATACCCGTGCGTAATTTTTTTAATACGTTTTTGAACACTTTCGTCGTATTTAGCCAGCTCGTCATCTGTTACTTCATTGACAGGCTCATCTAAAGGCTTACGTCCTTTATCTGGCTCTGGCGTGTCATCAACAACTTCAATATCAAACTCAAAACCATCTTTGGCTTCTTGCTTGGTTTCCTGTTCTTTTTCGTCAGGAAACTTAAATTCAGTCTTGTCCATTATTCACCTCACGCACGTTGAATGCCACGGGGATCTTCCACCACAGCTTCTACGGAATCATCGTTAATAATCCGAAACTCACGGTCGTGAATCTTTAACCGAGTACCAGTATTTGCGCGGGTCACAATAAAGTCCCCCGGTTTGCACCAAGCCCCAGTAGGGAAACGGCTTTGATCTGCATAAGCCATATCACCTAGTGCTACGACAAACAGCACATTGCTTAGTAATTCTTCATGCTTCACGGTTACATCAGCTTTGACAATCCCACTATCAAACTTATTCTCGATATTAGGTAATGTGCAAAGTATTTTGTAACCCTTAACAATAGGTAATTGCTTTGCTCTTTCTTTAGCTTCTTCAATTACTGCATCTGCTGCTTCAGTCATTTTCAAATTCCTCATATCGTTGCACAAGGTCTTGTACTTCCATCCTTGCACGGCGTAGACCTTGGATTACGCCGCACAAATACTTATATTCAGCAAAATCTTGACTTGAGCCTTCAGCTATTGCGTCACTCATCTCGCGTTCACGTTCTTTGAGCTTATTAAATAAGTGATCTAACATCTGTTTTTCATACGCCATATTCACCACCAATGGTTGGGGCACCACGCATCTTTTAGCCATGTTTTAGCAGGCATGATGCAGTTACATTGTCTACACGTCTTTATCAGGGGGCGCAGTTCCGGGCACACCTTACACACCGCGTACCGCGCATCCCTGACGTCTTTATTTATCAAGATGTACCCATTTTTCTTCAGTCCCTCTGGGTTAACGTCGTCCGGCTGCTCTTGTTTTTTCTGCAATGTCGAGTCCATCTTTCACCAACTGTGCCTGTATGCGTTCGCGCTCAATACCCAACCGCTGCTGCTGTATCTGGGCATCTGTCGCATCTTTCTGGGTTTTACGCTGCACTTCAGCCTGCTTGATCTGCAACTCCTGCTGCTGCATCTGGATGAGCGGATCTTGTGCCTGCTGCTGAGCTTGTTGTTGCGCAGCCTGAGACTGGTGGATCTGTAACAACTGCTGCGAGGCTTGAGCAATAAATCGTGACATCTCAAGCTCGATGTCCTCAGGCATCGGTTTATCAGGCGGCGGCAGCGGCACACCCACACGCTCCTCAATCTGTTTGCGATACTCAAACCCAAGGTGCTCAGCAATATGCGCCATCATCGCGCCCTGTATAGCTTGTGCCATCGGGTTCTGCCCAATCTGCGAAGCCACCATCGGGTCTTGCATGAAGTTCATATGCGCTTGCATGTGCGCATTGTGGTCTTGATAAATAAACGCTTTAAGCGGCGTACCTTTTAGCGCGTTCATGTTTTCACTGATGGGATCTTTCGGCATCTGATCATCTGGCAGCGGCACAAGCTTGTCTGCGTTGGGAATACCTAAAACATCCAACATCTGTCTGTGAAGGCGGGGTAAGTCGTAGAGTTGTGGCGCACCCTGAGCGAGCTGTAAGGCAGCTTGATACTGCACAACACGCTGCGCCATTGTTGAAGCATTGGGGTCAGACACCGGAATAACTTCCACGATGTCGTAGTCTTCAACTTTGACCTGCGGTGTACCGTCTTGGGGTGTGTAACTGTAATCAGGTGATGTGTACTCCCTGATAATTTCTTTGAGCAGTCTGAACTCTTCTTTCATGGACGCATGGATGCGAGCCTGTACCGCACCCATCGTCTTTAACTGCCTCTCCAAGAGCGCTAGCGTTGTGCCCACCGGAGCCTGACTCGACATATCGCTGATCTTCATATCAGCCATACCGCTAAGCCGTCGTGCCTCTTCGGTGATTTGATTGAGTAGCGCTAATAAAACTTGGCTTGGTTCTTTATATGGAAGCGGCAGAATGTTGTCTTTAATCGCCCCTCCCGGCACGTCCACATCACGCCATTCACCCGGAGCAATTGGTGTGTCATCACCCTTAATTCTCAACCCTCTGGACTTCAACCCACCGGGGAGGTTTGATAACGACCCAGCATCCACAAGCTGACGAATCAGCATGGTGCCAGCCATCGCATAGCCACCAATAATATGAATTAACCCAAAGCCGTAAGCACCAAAGCCGGGGATGTACATGTAATGTACAAAGTGCTGCCGAGCACGTTTCTGTGGATCATCTTCACGGTAGTTGCGCCGTACAGCCAAAACTTTATTAGTGCTCTTATCAATTGTAATGACGTAGGGCAGCGGTAACTCTTCCTCATACCCCGGCAGGTCATACTCAATATGCACCTCATAAATCTGATAGCGCTCGTCTTTAGTCTGCTCAACACCTTCTTTTTGAGCTTTAGCTTTTTCAATATCTGTTTGCGTGGAAAGAGGCTCACCGAGGTCTGTATCACGGTAAAAACCGCTAACTTGCAGCTTCTTGATGTCATTTTTAGTCTTACGCATGATGTGCGTAAGTCGGTCAGTACGGCGTATGTTTGTTACACCGTAGGGGAGGATGATGTCTTCCGCAGGTATATAAAATGAAACTTGGCGCTCAAGTGACGGGTCGTAGTAGACCTTTTTAAATGATGAACCTGCCAGCGCTACGCCCCATAGTGCGCGTTCATGCTCTGATCTGTACTCAGGCATCTTATCTGTTAGCTGATAATTCATATCAGCCTGCACACGTTTGGCAGCTTGTTCTACCTGTGGGTTCCACGCACCGATAATATTTGTTTTTACCGGCCCAGCCGCAGGGAATGTCTCCATGATAGATTCGCTTTGGAACCGTATCGCAGCTTCCGTCAGCAATGTAGAGAACACGCCACAAGCGCCGTCCCAAGGTTCAGTCACCTCGTCATAGCGCAACCCAAGCACGTCCAAACCTTTTACGTAGGTATCGACCCAATCTTTGCGTGAGTTAACATCTGCTTCGACCAACTCCATAATGTCACCTGCAATCTTCTGCAAGTCAGCTTCAGACATATGTTCTGCAAGATTGTCCTCAAACGCTTCTTCTTCACCTTCCTCTTCATCTTCTCCAAGTAAAACCTCAACCCCATCACCACCAACGTTTTCAACCTCAATCTCAATTTCAACAGGTATCTCCTGCTGAGCGAGTATCTCGATGCCTTCAGGCATTTCATACAATGGTTTACTAATAGCCATGATTTGTCCTAACCTAAGTAATAGCCGCGTTTTTGTCCACGGAAGCCACGGAAGTAACGAACGTCGTCCTGATCGTCGCTTGGTAGCGAAATAAATCCACCCTGCCTAAACCGTAGCAGCGCCTGCGTCATCGTATCCACGTAGTCATCATGCTCTCCGACCGGGAATGCCGCAACTTCTTCAATGACTTCTCTGGCCCAGCGTGTGTCAGGTGCCCAGACTTTACCACTTGCAAACATATCTGCCACAGCATTAACGCGCACATGTTTGTCATTACCCCGTGACGGGCTGAACTCTTGTATGGGCACACTCATACGAAACAATTCCTGAATGAGAGGCGCACCTGCGGCTTTCTTTTCAATGAGCACAATATCTGGCTCATACTCTTTATACATTTCTATAGCGCGTTTCTTTAAATCAGGAAAATTTAATCGCGCTTTAAACGCATCAATCAAAATAATATTAGGCGCACCATTATCTTCGTCGTTATACCAAACCCCCCATGTCGTACACGCCGTGTAGTCTGAAGAGTTTTTAGTTTCATGCGCGGTATCCCACGACTGGATAATAAATTCGCAGCGTGGGGGGTCTTCTTTCTCCCACACTTTCCACATATTACGTT